AATTACAGAAAAAAACAAATTGGCAAATGCTGATAGTGTTTTCTTGATCGCGCTAAAAATCGAAATTCCAGGCATGGAAGAAGATATACGAGTAGTCGCAAATACCGAAAATATTACATGGCGAGGACATGAATGGATCGCCTTTCCTTTTGATCTGGATGAAGTGACAGAAACAGATTCCGGAGAAGTTCCGCAAGTGGATGTTAAAGTCAGCAATGTTTCCCGAGAGATGGAATACTATGTCCATGAATATGATTCATATTGTAAGCAAAACGGTTTCGAGCCTATTATTTGCAAAATCTATGTGATAAATACATTAAATTTAGACAGCAGTGCGCCGGAACGAGAATTAACATTTGAGCTTGTTCAGCCCAAAACAGACACACAATGGGTAACATTTACTTTGGGGGCGTCTAATCCATTTCAAAAACGATTTCCTCGTAGACGAATGTTGCCGAGTTGTCCCTGGGAATTTGAAGGACCGCGTTGTGGATTTGATTCCCGTACAGTATCTAGCGCAAAAGGGCCACTTCGGTGCAATAAAACATTCCAACGGTGCAAAGAACTAGGCAATGCTGCTCGGTTCGGAGGATTCTATGCGACAGGCCGCTCCGGAATTTGATGATCTGCTAGGCATCCCATTTGTTGATGGAGGGAGAAACCCGGAGACTGGTTTGGATTGTTGGGGATTATTCATGTTGGTTATGGAAAGATTTGACATTCAAGTGCCTGATTACAAACTTTCCTGCTTTGCCAGTCAAGATATACATTATGCTGCTCAAGATGCTTTAATGGATCAGTGGGAAAAAGTAGATGGGCCTGGATCTGGGATTGGGGTGGTTTTGGCAATAAATCCACGTATGCCGGGAATAATTCAGCATTTTGGTGTGTGCATAGATAAATATAAGTTCATCCATACCCTTAAAAAGACTAACTCAATTATGTCTGATATTTACAACGGAATGTGGTCTAATAAAATAAAAGGCTTTTACAGATGGCAAGACCAGTAACAGTTTCATATATAAACAACATATTTGACCCTCATCGCAGTCGAGAGACACACGAGCTTGAGCCGGGCAAATATGTGTCTGCTTATATCCAGGAACTCCATCCTCTGCCCACCGTGGTAGGAGATTGGACAGTAGCAGTAAATGGTCAACTTTATGACGATTACACCAATATTGTTTTGGATCCAGATGATTCTTTAGTATTTTGCGCTACCCCTAAAGGAGGCGGTGGAGGTGGTGGAGACAAAAATCCACTAAAAATAGTGGCTACCGTAGCTGTTATGGTTGTGGCTGCCTATACTGGGCAATGGTATGCGTATAGTTATTTAGGAATGTCAGGTGCAGCGGCAGCAGCGGTTTCAGCTGGTGTTGCTGGGGCTATTTCAGTTGCCGGAGGTTTGCTAATAAACTCTATTTTCCCAGCACAATCTCCTGGTTTAAGTGGCTTAAACAGTCCCCGTGATTCTATTGAAAACTCTCCAACTTATGGCTGGCAAATAACAGAAAATCCTAAACGGGTAGGCCAGACTCTCCCTGTGCTTTACGGCAAGCACAAAGTCATTCCACCGCTTTGCTCCCATTATGTAGAAACAAGGGGCAATAAACAATATTTTAACGGCCTATATGCTATTGCCGGGCATTATTTAAACGATATTACCGATATAAAGATAAACGATCAGCCCATTGACAACTACGATGAAGTCTGGATTGAACGCCGTTTTGGATATAACGAGCAAGAACCAATAAGCAATTTTGACTCGTTGCGAACAGATGTAGGTATCCAGACAAAATTTTCAACTGATTGGGTTGTTCGGCAAACTGGAGATTGTGATAGATGGGGCATAGGACTAGTTGCTCCCAGGGGAATTTATTATGCAAACAATAAAGGCGGATTAAATACACTAACTATACCAATCTATACACAGTATAGAAAGGTAGGAGATGCTACTTGGCGCGATTGGCTCGGGCACACATCATTTATCCAGTCCGGAGCATTTTTCCAAAAAGAAGGCACTTATGTTTTTTCTGTAAGAGGAACAAACCTAGCACACAAGATATTTAAAGGGGCCACAATACGCTCTTATAAAAACGGAGAAGTATATTCTGAACATAAAGTAAGAAAAACCAAAATAGATGAGCGGGTGGTTGGAACATATAGAAAATTTCACATACCTAGTAGAGATTGGGTATACTACACCACAGAAAACATATATGAAAACTGCTCTATTGTTTATGTAACAGGCGACCCTTTACCTTCTGGGATGGACAATTATCAGTATGCTAACCCTACAACTATATCTGGTAAGCAATCATCCCCCAAGCGTTGGTTTTTCGAAATTCCCGAACCGGAAGAAGGATATGGTGCTTATGAATATCGTTTCAAATTTACAGAAGCGCCTCCTTCTAGTTCACGATACGGCTCAGAAATTTTCCTAGAATATCATCAAGAAGTTGTTGACGAGGAATTAACTTACCCCAATACAGCACTTTTGTCTGTGCGCGCATTAGCCACAGATCAACTTTCTGGGGCACAGCCCAAGATTACTTGTGTTGGCGAGCGACACACTATTTTTGAAGATAAAGCAGCAACCAATCCTGCTTGGGCTTCTATGCACATGCTTCAAGATAGCGTGAATGGCGGTGGTGTACCTATAAACAGGATAGTTGAATCAAAGTTTGAAGAATGGGCAGAGCAATGCAATAACAATAATCTTACTTGTAATATAAATTTTGATACTCCCAGAAACTTCAAAAACGCCCTGGATACCATTGGAACACTAGGTCGCGGCCAAGTAATCCAGATGGGATCTGATTTTACTTGCATAACGGATTTTCCAGATACGGCAGTACAACATTTTATATTCGGCATGGGAAATATCGAAGAAGATTCGTTCTCTGAACAATGGTTACCCATGCAAGATAGAGCTGACGAAATTGAAATCACTTATTGGGATGCTGAAGATGACTGGGAGAGAAAAACACTTACTATACAACAAGAAGATTACGATACTGCTGAGCGGGAAATAAATAGCCAGTCCATCCAGCTTGTCGGCTGTACTGATCGTAGCATGGCTGCAAGACATGCTAAAATGGCCCTAAATAAAAATAGATGGTTGACTTTAACAGCTAGTTGGACTGCGGACGTTGATGCTCTTGCTTGTACAATAGGTGATGTTGTTAAGGTCAGCCATGATCTTCCACAGTGGGGATATTCTGGACGTATTATTGAGGCCGGGGTTGATTATGTTAAACTAGATAGAGAAGTCGACATTTCTGCAAGAACAGATTACGCCCTGGAAATAAAATATTCGGACGATACTACGGTAGTCAAAAATGTACTCGTAGTTTCTGATACCACTACAGATACACTTTATCCAGACTCAAATTTTGACACTATTCCGGAACAATACGATATATTCTTGTTCGGAGAACTTAATAGAACTTCACGCAAATTTAAAATCATTAACATAAGAAAATATAATGATCTTAAACGAGAAATTGAAGCTATTGAGTATGTTCCAGAAGTATATAACGACTATGCTTCTATTCCCTTGCCACCGTCTACTGGATTGTTTGAAATTAAAGGATTATATGTACAAGAAAGTTGGATTTCTGCCCCAGACGGTTCCGGCATATCCGTGATAGATGCTTCTTGGCGCAGCGACCAAGGTGTCACTTGGAATATTTGGTTACGGGAAGAAGATAATGAATGGAAACTAGTCGGATCAACACAAGAAACATATTATCGAATAAGTGAACCACTGAATAGAAATAGTCTTTATACAGTTGCTGTATCTTTTGCTCGTCCCGAATTAGGCAAGCAAGAACAAGTATATATAAGAGGCAAAGAAGCCCCGCCAAGTGATGTGCAAAATTTTTACGCTTTACAGTCTGGTGGGAATATTGTCCTTCGTTGGGATCATATCCCAGACATTGACTTATGGGGTTATGAAATCCGTGAAGGTCTGAATTGGCAAGAAGGAAAAATCATTGCAAATAACAATCAAGAAAATGTTTATTCGTATGTTCCGAATAAATCAGGTGATCATAGATTTTTAATAAAAGCTAAAGATAATTCAGAAATATATTCCGTAAATGCTACTAGTTACGATATAACTGTTCTTGAGTTTGAAGGTCTAAATGTTGTACTGGAACAAGACGAAATTCCAGACAATGTATCTGATGCAGTTGACATATTTAACTACGCGTTAACAGACGACGAAAGCAAGTTGATTTGGTTGCCTAGGGCTAATGATACACATTTTGCTAATGCAACCGATCAAGATACACGGTTGACATATTATGAAGGAGACGTTGATCTTGGATATTACACGTCTAAAGTTTTTGATTTAACTGCAATAGTCAATTTTACACTGCGTCTTAACGCAGAATATAAAGCAACTATTGTTAACGTAACCGATCAGACATACCCAGATAGAGTAGATACAACATACCCACAAGACACAGATACGTCTATAACTAGCTTGAGTTTCCCCGCACTTTATTATAGAATATCAGACGATAATATAAATTGGTCAGATTGGCAAGAATATAAAGAACCGACGCAAACAGTTGGCAGATATATACAACTTAAAGCCAGTATGGATATTGATTCAGACCAGGTAGAATTTTATTATAATCAAATATCAACTATTGCAGATGTCCCGGATAAGATAAGTGACAAACAGGATGTTACAATATCTTCTTCCGGGGAGACTTTTGACCTTTCAACAGATTTTGGAGTAACAATTTTAGTTAAATATACAGTTTCAACAGAAACTTTAGGGACTGCTCCTAAATACCCAGTAATAGATAAAAGAACGGGAGAATTTGATGTCATGTTGTACGATCATAATGGAAGCGCGACTTCTGGAAACGTAGATTTAACAGTGAGGGGGTTTTAAAATATGTCACAGACATTTAATAGCCTTGAAAGTGGAGTCACTAAATTCGGCGACTTGTATTCTATCTTGAATAATAACTTAGACGCATTGCGTTCTGCTTTCGCCGGAACAAGTTTTCCGTCTGACCCAACAAGTTCACAGATATGTGTTAGAACCGATTATAGCCCATATCGCGTATTTTTATACGACGGAAGCGATTGGAATGATCTCACAGATCATTTGCCGGAATTTGTAGCATTACAAGCAGCAGTAGAGGCCGCAAAAGGATCGGCTTCGACACTACG